TCCCCGAGATATTCGGCTGCCAAGGCGAAGCAATCTGTGCCGGTAGTCGTAATGGTCTGCATCACGCGCTCGCATTCTTGAGGTTTTGCGCGGCCCGGTTCACGTAACCGGACATTTGGGAAAGCTGCGCCAAGTCTCCCGCGGCGCTCACGGCCTGCGTAATCTTGCTGCTGGCGCCGAGCACATCGAGCGCCACCGGCGCGGCCGCGCTGATGCTTTGCAGCGAAACGCCAAGCGGCGCGAGGGTTTGGTTCACCGTCGAAACTGCCGTGTTGATCGCCCCGGCCGCCGTGTTCACCGCGCCTAGCGCCGTATTGTAAGCCTCACTGGCAAGGCTGGTTGAACCCGCCGCCCCGACCGCAGATGCAGCGCCGGCCAGCGGTCCAGTCACAATACCCTGGCTCACCGCGCCCAGCGCCGCAATCGGATTCCCGCTCCGAATATCCTGCGCAACCTGGAGCGCCATACTGACAAGAGTTGTCCCGCTCACCTGCGTATTGTCCTGCTTCACCGTGCAGGAGATCCGGTAACGCATCGGCGGGGATCGCACATCGCAAGAGAATTGCGAGACGATCACCTGATAGGAAAACACATCCCATGCCAGGGTAATCACCGTGCCGCTGCGCCGCAGCTTGTCCAGTGTTCGCGCCGTCGCGCTGGCATTCTGCCCCATCAACATGCCGGACCAGCCAATCTCGGCATCGTCCTGGCCCATCACGTCGATAACCCGCAGGCCGCCCGGCAGCTTGTGCATCTGCATCTGCTGCGCGCCACCGATAGGCATGGATTCCGGCAGGGCAAGGCCGGTGAACGTCACCGGGCCGAGCGTGAGTGTGCCATAACCGGCGAACAGCGCGCCGGCGGCCGCAATGGCGCTTAGAACGTCGCTCATCGCGGCCACGGCTGACCAGGCGGCGGCAGGCTCTTGCCTGGATTAACCTGAGTTGGGCTACTCGGCTGCGTTGAAGGTGTGGTCATGCCGACCTGCTTCACGTAAATTGGATTGCTTGGAGTCAAACCTTGTCCGTGCATGGTGATTGGTCCGCCGCGCACGTCTCCCGCAGTTGTCGCGTTGTAATTGTCGATAAACGCCTTCACAATCTGTGCGACAACAACCCCAAATCCCACGGGCCCTTCCAGCGTATCAGCCAGACCACGCGCCAGTCCGCCGCCCGCCCATTTCGGCGCATAACTCAACAGCTTCACCACGCCGTAGCCTACGGCATCGAGAATACCTTCATCCGTGACTTTCGCGCCGCCGGGATTCTGCGTTGCAGCGTTCGAGAGCGCATTGAGCGAACCCGTGAGCATATGAAACCCCTCGGCCGCGTCTGGAAGCATCGGAATTCCCATCACTGTCAGAAGGGCGTTCCATGCCGCAAGCGTGCCGGTGGCTTGGGATTTTGCTGTAGAGGCGTCGCCGGCGGCCAAGACCGCATTTGGCTGTAGTCCAGCCACATTCCCCATCTGCCGATCCTGCACAACGGAATTGAAAACGGCATAACCGGCAAGCCGCATCCCGGGGATACGGGAAAAATCGCGGTTCATGTCGGTAATCAGCCCGTCAACGACGCCTTGATCCCCTGTCTTTACGCTGCCGTCCGAATTCAGATATTTCCCAAACAGGTACTTCGATGCCCAATCAATCGAATCCGTCAGCGCAAGATGCGTATCCTTAAGCTGTTCCGGCGGAATCAGCACTTGCCCGATCCCGTATTTATACTGCTCAAGAATCTTGCCGTCTTTTCCGAACATAGAATCCGGGAGAACGCCAGCATCATGCAGCGCCCGCGCCGTCGCTTGGCTCATCTTCCCGCCGATGAATTCTTGCGTCATCGCGTTCAAGCCGGTGCCCACCTGAGAGGGTGACAAAGCCTGAGACGACAGGATAGCACGTGCCAGCGCCTTATCGCTGAGCTGCGTCGCGCCTGGCCCGGCCTGTCCGATCAGTGTCATTGCCCCGGTGCCGGTCAGATTGCCGTTGCTGTTGGCAATCAGCCGCGTGTAGAGGTCAATGAAAGACATCGCCTTGGCGGTGTTAATCGACCCATCCGGGTTTTTGAAATTGAACCGGCCGAGGTCTTCCGCGCCGCGCAGGATGGAATAGAGTTCGTCGTTCGCATTATCCCCGCCCTGCGCGTGCGCCAGGGTATACCCATCCGTCGCGTATTCCGGCGCGATACTGGAAACCGCATCCATGTTGCGGTCCACGCTGTAGAGATTCGAGATCATCGCCAAGGCTTGCCCGAGCGTTATGCCGGGCGTGGCCGGATTTTGCTGAATCGACTGCGCAAGCGCCATCGCCTGCGCCGCCGCGGCGTTCGCGTCCGCGCCCCGCGGCGTCATGTTCCGAATGTTCTGCAACTGGTCCTGCACGTCGAAAGAAGGCCCGACCACCGCCCCAACCGTGCCCGCAACCATTTCAGTCCCGTATTTCAGGCTGAAAATCGTGCTCATGGCGTGCAAGGGCGAAAACCCGCCCGGCTGGCGCGGCGCTCCACCGCCCGGAGGCGCACCGTTGCCACCGCCCGGCGGCGGCGGCGGAGCGGGCGGCGGCGGCGCACCGGGCGGCACATATCCATTGTTCCCGGTCCATCCCCAGCCTTGCGGGCCGCCCGGTCCCTGGCCTGGAATGATGGCAAGAGCACTTGGCCCACCGGGCGGCACATATCCATTGTTCCCGGTCCATCCCCAGCCTTGCGGGCCGCGCGGTCCCTGGCCTGGAATGACGGCAAGAGCACTCGGCTCAGCCGGATAGTAGCCGGCTGAGCGCGGCGTGTTCGTGCCAAGCGGCACCGCGCTGCCCGGAATGGCGCCCGGCGGCACGTATCCTCCGCCGCCCGCGGCATACCCGCCACCAGCCGCGCCAGGGCCTGGCATCTGCACCTTGGACATCGCCGTAGCCATCTGGTTTGCCGCGGTCGCCGCTTGCTTCCAAGCCGAGGCCATGCGCCCGGATGCCGTCGCCAAGCCAGAGGCCATTCCGACAGTCTGTGAAAGCAGGTCATTGATCCGCTTGATCGTTGCTTCTACAACCTGGAACTGCTGATCGACATTGGCGAGGCTGCCGAGGATCGAGTCATTCAGGACGAGTCGGACCCCTATTTCGTAGGCATCTATGCCGCTCATGCCTTGGTCAAACTCCCAATAACTGCCGCGCCAATGGCATCAACCACTTCCGGCGCCTTTCGGAACCCGGCCCGCGCGACAAATTCGCGCTGCGGAATCCCCGGCTCCTGCGTCTCGCCCTTCACAAACGGCACGCCGCGCCGCGCCGTTCCCTGGTCCTGCCACACGGCCACCGGGTCAGTGCTGCCGGCCACGGCTTCATCGCCATCCACGGTGAAGCCAATGCTCTTGCGCAGCGCGCCGGTCGCCAACAGCGGGTTATCGGGCGGCGCCATCCTGCGCTCAGTCTTGCCTTCCAGCCGGCCACCGAAGGCATCCCAGCCTTCCAGTGTGGATTTCGCCAGCGGCGCCCAATCCTCAAACCCGGCGTCGCCGCTCTGATATGTGCCAATCTCGCTACGCATTTCGTCCGCGACCAGCTTCGCGCCAGCGGCGAGTCCCTTCGCCTTCCCGGCGGCCAGCCGGTCAGGCACCTTCTCCGCGAGAAACCGGCGGAAGGCTGCGATGTCTCGAAACATCATCCGCCAAGCATCCCCGCTATAGCCGCAACCATCTGCCGGCGCTCCCTCTCACGGATTTCCTGGTGCGCAATAATCATTGCCGCGCGCCGCACCCTGGAAAGCCGGAGCGCCGCGTCGATGCTCGGCGCCAGATTGTTGCTCACCAGGTAAACGGCTTCCTCAAACAGCGCGCGGCCGGCTAGTTTTTTGCGCGTTCCGCCTCATCGCCGGCCTGCGCGGGCGAATCAACAAACAACTCGCGCTCCTGAGTTAGCGCCTTCATCACCGCCGGGTCATCCAGGCGCTTCACTGCGGCGCGCAGGTCTTCCATGCTGCTCGGAAAAGCGAAAGTCGTTCCGTCAACCTCGCGCACACCGCAGGCCGTGAAGGCGAGGCCGCGCCACGGCACAACATCGGCCAGCGCGCCGCCGATCTCAAGCATGTCGATGATTTCAACCTCATCGGCAATGCGGAAAACCAGCTTGGCCGGCGCGACATCGGCCGCTTCGTCCTGTTGCTCCTGCGCAAATACCTTCAGCACCGCGCGCACGCCTTCCGGGCCGAGGCGCTTTTTCAGGGTGTTGATTTCGCCACGGCTGGCCGGCGTATGCACCAAGGAGCCGTCGATGGTCCGCACGGCGCAAACCTGCTTGACAATGCCCCACCACGCGGCGCTGTCGCCAGGGCGGCCAATGCGCGCGGCGGCGTCAAATTCCTCGATGGCACTCAAGCGCCGCACTTCCAGCACGCGGCCCGCATCATCGGTGATCCGCATTACGCGGGATTCCGCAGCGGCGCGAACCATGTGATCGTTTCCATGACCTCTTTGCTCGGCACGACGTTCACCTTGCCGGGAACCCAAGTTACGTCATTGTATTGGTAGCTCGTGGTGCTGCCATCTCCATTTGTCCACTGCTCGTTAATCTGGCCGGTCTCAACCTGCGTTCCGGCCTGAAAAGCCGCCTGGATGGCATCGCGCAACGTATTGGCGGTGTTATCGCTTTTGGCGAAGCTGATGGTGCCGGTCCATTCCTTGTGAACCACCGTCCGGCTCACGCCGGTTGTGAAGGCGTCCACTGCCGGCGTCGCGGTGCTCTGACTTACCTCGTACCCCGTTTCCTGCGGTACTTTGATCCAGCCGGAGCCAAAATTCACCATGACGCTGAGCTGATCGCCCGTCGTAAAATAGGCCATATTTTTTCCCTCTCAATTTGGCGAAAATTACGCGGTCTGCGTGGTTTTCCCGGTAATGACCGTTTGCCCGCCCTGGATGTTGACGATGAATTTTTCGTTGATGCTGAGATACCGAACCGCAACATCGCACTGCACGTAGCCAAGGCTGGTCCGACTGCCGGGGTTGTTGCTCTTGTCGCAAACCACGTTGAACCCCTTGATCATGTTCTGATCTTTGAGGTTTTGCAGGAACCCGTTCATGGTCGCGCTCACCTGCTGGTAAAGCTGGTCCGTGATGGTGTTGCCGACATAAATACCCATGCCGGCCGCGACTGTGGTGGCAATGTAATTCGTCATGCGGGTATAATTGTCGCCATTCGTCGCGGCATTGCTGCTCGAATTATGGCCGCCGCGCACGCCCCAATACGCGCCACCGGGTTGCGGATTAGCGATGACATCCACCCCGGCGCTGATGAGCACGCCGAGATCGGCGCTGCTGTAAACGCCGGTCTGGTTTGTGCCTGGCAGGCCGGATTTCTGGCTTGCCACCACGCCATAAAGTTGCTTGTTGAGGCTGGATTGCTCCGGCGAGAGATTCGCCAGCCGGCCGGCGGCGAATGGCACCGGCGAAACAAGGCGCGTCACCTGGTTCACCGGATCGTTCCAATAAATCCAGTCGCCAAACATCCATTTGAATGCGTAGCTATCGATCCCGGCGGTATTCTTCGTGGCCGGATAATTGGAAACCGAGTCGCCGGCCGCCGTGCCGCCGATCATGTAAAGCGATTCGGAAAGCGCGAAGGCAACCTGCGTAGTGAAGGTGGTTGTCGTGGTAACGTCGGCCAGGAAGGCGATGCCGCAACCCTTCCCGCGCAGCGCGTACATGCCTGTGCGCGTGCTGCCATCCGTACCCACCAGCAAGGTATCGGTGATGCTGGCAACGCCGTCCGTGCCGCCGGTAAAGCTGTTGAGCGTGGCGCTCGCCGGCGTCGCCGTGCCGCTGCCCGCGGCGGCGGTGATGAGATTGCTGGCGCTGCGCAGCGTGGTCCCGCTGTTGATGGCCGCGGCAATAGCCACCCACACCGCGTTGCCGGTCAAGCCGGTCGCCAAGTTGTCGAAGGTCTCGCTCACAAACCCGCGCAGCGAAACCACGGCGCGATAGCTGTTGGCCTGACTGCCGGCGCTTAGCGTCACCGCCAGGCTGTTGCCGAGGCTCCCGGTGTATTTCGCTGTAAAGGTGATGCAATTCGTCTGCACAACCTGGCTTGCGGCGGTGTCCGTTCCATCGGTCTGCCGCACCAGCCGGAAATTTTGCGCGCCCTGAAGCACGCAAATTGACATCGCAGTGCCGAGGTCATACTGGCGATTCAGCACTGTGCCGAAGCTACCCGCGAAATCCCCCATTGTGCCGCAAACCACCGGCGTATTCACCGGCCCCCACTGCGCGGTGCCGACGATCCCGATTACGTTTGTCGGCACGCCGTTGAGAACAAGGTTCTGCGGCGGAACGAGCTGCACATAGAGATCCGGGACGATCAGCGCGGTCGTATTCAAAGCGCCAGATTGAAAAATCTGCGGCATGGTTTCGGTCCTTCAAAATGGATGCGGCCTTGCCAAAGGGCTTTCTGGCGAAATTTTAGGTTACGGTGATTGCGGTTGTCGCCATCCACGCCTCAAGCGTGCCGCCGGCCGAGGCGCGGCGGAATACCTGGATATAGTACGTGCCCGGAGTGGACGGGATCGCGGCATAGACACCCAATACTCCGGACCCGGCCGCCCCCAACGCGCCCCCGCCGGAGCTTGGTTCTGTCGCCGAGACCTCCGAAACTATATACGAGTTTGCGACTTCCGATCCGGAGAGCGGTGTGGTTTCAACCTGGAAAACGATCCCCGACGCGCCATGCGTCTGCGTGCTGCTGAACGCGGTATAGCCGATGGAACTGAACGCCGGCGTGCCGGTCTGGAAGGCGATGCTGACATTCCCCGTGGCCGCGCTGATCGTGACGGCTGGCGACACAACCGCCGTACCGGACTGCCCGACAATCTCGGCCCACAGATAATAAGTGCCGGCACTGCCAGGCCCGGTGATATTTCCGGACCAAATCCCGGAATTCGTCGCCACCGAGGTCCACGAAGTCGGCGGCGTCGTATTGGTGGTAGACCACCCCACCTGCACCGAAGACCCGGACGGGGAAACCGTACCGAACACCGAGAGATCGACGCCCGTTTGTCCGGCAGTCGGCGGATAGGTGAAGGCAACACCGCTGGCGCCTGCGGAAACCACAATGCCGGCGCCGACAACCGTTGTCTCGCCGGTGATCTCGCCAAACGGATAGAAAGTGCCGGCCGCATTAAGCGTCACGTACTCATTCCAAAGCGTGCCGCTCACGGTCGCGGCGCTCAGCGTGCCACCAGCGAATGTGCCGCCCGCAAACGTGGTGCCATTGGTGGAAAGCCCGAACTCAACCGCCTGCCCGGAAGGAAGCACCGTGCCGCTAAAGTCGATCACGCCGCCGATTGTTCCGGTTGTCGGATCATTGGTGAAAGTCAGCGAATAGGACGTTCCACCGCCACCGCCACCACCACCGGATTGCTGAATTTGCAGGGCGACAGGCACAAGATACGCGGTGCCGCCCGTCACTTCCGGGGTCGGCGGATAAACCGAAAAAGCCATCATCGCCTCGTTATGAAAGAGAAATCCCAAAAGTGGCGCTCGCGCCGCTTCCGCTGCCGGTAATCTGCATCGGTGATTGGATTGGATAATTCCCGGACCACACCGCGCCCGTCACACTCGGCAGGGAAATTCCTTGCGCCCCCAACACGGCAGAAAAATTGTCAGTCACCGCGCATCCGCGCCCAATCGGCTGTAACGGCTGCGCGGAATTGTTTGCGCCCAGCGGATAAAACAGCGTGCAATCCGCCGCCGGATTTACCGGCGCGGACGCCAGCGTGACAGCAATGTGCGTCGCGTCCACCCGCACGCACGCCGTAGCCTGAATCTGCGCCGCCGGCTCGGCGGCCGTCCCGCCATCCATCACCGAAAAACCAACACCCTGCGCCGCCAGTAGCGGCACAATCAGATCGCTCCCGGCGTCATGCTGCACCGTGCATGTTACGACGTTGCCGGACAAATTCGCCGCGACAATCTTCGGTCCAAGCCCGGCGCCAAAAACCGACGAAACGCAACCCGAAACACCTTGGCTGGCCGCGATGATTCGCGCGAAAGCCAAGCTGCTGCGTTGCGCGAAAATCAGGTTCGTCGTGTTGTCAACATGGCCGGCAATCGGCGATCCCGTCGTCACCAGGCCGGTTGCGCTGCTCCAGTTATCGCCCCGCGTTACGTCATCGCCCGTCTGCGGCAATCCCCATACGAGATTGTTCGCAGGGTTCTGCGCCAATTCGGCCCACGCCTCGCGCACCATCGCGTAGCCCTGCGAACTGCCGAAAGTCACGCCGAAAATCAAAATAGGCAGTTGCGCGGCCGTCTTGCCAAAAGCCGCGCGAATCTGCGCGAAGTCGTTCAGCAGCGCCGCCTTGTAAACCGCCTTGTCGCCATACCCAAAACCGCCATTCCCGGCGTAACCAGTCCCGGCCCAAAGGCTGTCCGTCTCACCCCAATCAACGCAAAGCCCCAGCGTGGCGCCCTTCTGGCCCGACGTTAGCGCCTCGATAGCGGCAATCATCGCAGATCCGGTGCTGCTGAGCATCGCGGTCTGCGCATCCGAAACCGTGTCGCCATTCCATGTCAGGTAGCTCCCGTACCCGGCGACACCGCAATCAACCCCCGTCCCGCCCACACACATTGCTTCCAGCGCGAGCGTCGCCGGCGTGCCGGTCCCGCCCAGCCACGCGGAAACGCATTGCGCTTGCAGCAGTGCCGCGCCATCCGAGAAGGCGAAGAAATTGCTGTTGCTCTGCCCGTGCATCGCCAGCGCGATATTGCTCAATCCGCTCGGCGTGTTCCCTCCGCCGGCACCGCCGGAACCACCACCACCGCTCTGCGCCGCGCCGCTCAGCAGCGCCAGCCCCGGCCGCGCCAGCACAAGCCGGCCCAGCGTAACAAGCGACTCGCTCATGCGTTCGTGTTCAAATAGGTTGTGCCGCTTACCGCATAGGCCACAATCCGGCCCTGGCCACCGGCCGGTATGGTTGTGCCACCGGCGCTGCGCGTGATTCCGCTCAGAGTCACCGTGCCGCTCGAAGCGTTGACCACATCGCACGCAAACCCGGCGTTCATCGCGCCGGCGTTCACGGAAAGAGTAACACCAGTCGCTTCGATCACCAGAATCCGGCCATTATGGGAAAGAAAGCTCAGCGCAGTGCTGCTCGTAATCGCCACCTGCGGCAGCAGATAGCTTGGCAACTTGCCTTGAATCCACGTCCATATCGCCGCGAATGTCTGCGCGAGCAGCGTCTTGCCACTCTGCGCCACAATCGCTGTGTCCGTGTCGCTCGCCGGTGCTGCGGACGGCAATTCGTCGGGCGTCTCACCCGCGGCGCTACCACCCAGCAGGGAAGCGCCTTGCTGGGTTGTGATCGGCACCGCTGCCACCAGTGGCAGGGCCGGGTTCGGAACGCTAATCGCGCTGCTCACCGCGCTTATGCCGGTGGTCGGGTCAAGCGCCCAAACATACCATGTGCCGGGCGCAATGGGCGTTACAGTGCCGGCGTAAGCGCCGCTGGTCGTGGTGGCCGCCACAAACGGGCCGGATGGCAGCGTGGCGTTCTGTTGCGAGAGCGCCAGCGTAACAACGTCCGCCGCCGGCGAGACCGTGCCACTGACGGCCAGGTCTTGCCCCACGCTCCCGGTGCTAGGCACCAATACGGTAACGCTGTTCGTCATTAAAAGCCCCCCAGCATATTACCCGCCGCGTCCGTCAGAAGCGCGCCCGTGCCGCCCGTCAGAAGGTCCGCAACCGGCGCTCCCGGCCCGAACCACATG